AAGACCGAATTTTGTTTCATTCAAATATTGCTCAAGTGTTGGAAATTTATTCTCTTTTAGTTTTTTCTTCTTTTTATTTCCCCAATTCTTGGCTCCAACTTTACGGCATTTTACTAACGCCCCGCTGGCGTAGGCACTAGGCCAAACACGATACCTTGCTTTTACCTTGTGATAGCAAGCATCTTTTTTACTTTCATCCAATAGCAGCCATTCTTGTAGTGTTATCATAGTAATATATTTATTAACAAGACAAACAATTTAGTTATTTTTGATCATTTTAAATATTGGCAAATTTAAATGTTCAACTCTTGGGTCAACACTACAAATATGATCATATGGCCAATCATTTTGGATTTTGTAAATTTGGTAGCCAAAACTTGAAATCAACTCGTATATTTCGTCTGTTGTAACACCAAACTTTTGCAGATGATGCTCTTCGATTTCTATGAAAATGGTTGGCATGTATTTCTTAATAGTGTTTTCTGCGCCTTGCATAATAAACTTTTCATAACCCTGAGCATCTAATTTTATGAAATCTATTCTGCCAATTTCTAAATCATCTAACTTCGTAGTCTTAATAGTTTCTCCACCAGAACCAATGCTCAAAGCGCCCAAATTTACGCATGCTTGCTGATAATCAATTGGCTCCATTGTGAGAACTTGGCCAGATTCATTTCCTAAAGCCAAATTGTAAGTGTAAGCATTTTGGATATCATTCAGCACTAAATTTGCATTTAATTGTTGGAATAGTAATCGCTGTGGTTCGAAGGCAAATAGCTTGCCATTTAAACCCGTCTTTTTTGCCATTAAAACGCTGTTGTAACCAAAGTTGGCCCCGATATCAACTAAACATGAGCCAGCGCCTATAAGCTTAATTACCTCGTCAAAATGGGGTTCCCAAACTCCATCTCTAAGAATGTGCTGGCCAATATAATCAAATTCATAAAAAACAAACTGATTCTGTCTACTTCTAGCTATTATTTGTTTAATCAAGAGTTTGAGTTCCAATTTCGGGAAACCTGAATGTTTCCACTAAAATAATATCGTCTGATGAACTCGCATTCAGTCAAAAATATTGAATTCTTTGAAAAGCTGTGATTCATGCGAAAGCATCGGCCTTTGCTTTTATTGTAGAAGTGATTGATCGAATGATGAAAACCTGTCGATCCAGTCCAGCAACTCGTAGATGAACAAGACCATATTTTATGAATCATATTTATCCAAAGTAAGAAAGATAGTTTTTCAATTCTGCAATGTCGTAGAATTTATCATACTTATCACAAGTGTAGCATTTTTTCTTCCAAAAATAATTGTAGTTTTCATGAAACGGCAAATCTTCTGAACCAAAGTCAATCAGGAAAAACTGATATGTATTGAAGGCTATCCCAAGTAATAACGACTTGTTTTTTACTAAATGTGAGTGTTTATCCATTCTTAAATCAATTTTTTTCTGTTTAATCCAATAATCAGTAAAATTGACATAAAGTTCCAAATATCGATCATTTAACATAAAATCAGAATCATATTTGATTTGTTTGCTTTTTAGAAAATTTCGTTGTGAATCCGCTCCATTATTTTTCAAATTAAGGTATTTTTTTATTACATCTTCTACAAGCCAAGAAACGACTAAATCTCTTGCATATTCAGTAGGTGTTCGACTATCTCTGTTATTAAGGTTGCAGACACTATCTATAAAATCTTTTTGTTCTTGATTCAAATTTCTATCAATAATATTTTTGAATAAGCAGTATTTTTCTATTTTTGTTTCAGGAAAAAATTCATTGTCATAAACCTGTAAAAAGTCTCCGAGACTCAGATTGATTTTCTCGCAAAATACTTTTAGTTTTTCTATTTTATCCACAAATACCTACCAGCTTTTGCTAGTAGGTATTGTGTTTTAATTTGTTTTTTTAATAAAAAATGACATTAAACCCAAAAAGCCCTGAACTGAATACGGCTGTAAACATAAGGTGCGTATGAACTGCCTAATATATGTAAAGTATAATCTTGATGATTATGCCCATAATGTGAAAGTGTAAAACATTTGCTTTTATGTTGATTGGCATTATTAACAGAAATAGCTCTTTTGCCAAACACGGAAGAGCAGATGACTGCTGCATTGTGAATTGTCATTATATTCTCCATTCTCCAAAACAAATTGATTCAGAAACCACGGGATTTTTGGAAAAGCAGCCACTTCTCTGGAAGCGCATTATACCGAAGAAAACTTTTTTACTGCCCCACGATGATACAGCATGTTTGCTCTGTTTAGCTCCTTTATCAAAAAAACTAAAAGCATATGACCTATGAGATAGATCAACTGTTCTTTTGGTTTCTTGCCAACTTACTTTCAAAGGTGGTTTGATATCAGTTGCCAAACCATAAAAACTAAAATCATATTCCATATTATTGCCTCCTGTATACGAACCTGAGACACATTGTACGCAAAAATTTTGAATTGTGTCTACATTAAATTATGCTTGTCGATAAAACATATTGGGCTACACAATTGCAGCCTCCCTATAGCCCATCAGACGATGATATCAATATTTACATAAAATATAAAATTCAAGGCTCCAGCTTGCTTCTTGGCTGTACACATAAACTTTTAATACATACTGATTATCAACTGGATATCGATCCGTGGTTTTTATCTAAAAATGTTATAGTTGGAGATTGGAGAAATAATAAAATATTTTATAATAACATCATGGGTGATGGGGTTTTAAACTTTACGGAAGAGCTTACTAATGATGTACTAAAAATGGCATCTACTCATTGTAACCGTTTCGTTGTAAGATATTTTAATGAGCGTTTGCCGAACATGAAAATTGCAAATTATTTTACACATCCACATGAGCTTTACATAAAGCCTGATACAATAGAAGACCAATCAGTTTATTCCTTTTTAATATGGAACTTCCATGCAAAGAATTTCAATTGATCAACACATAAAGCATCTTCTAGATTCTTTTGATGTCATGCAGTACAATTATAAACCAAATTTCGATTTTGTCAAAAATTTACCAATCATAAGCAGAGAAGAATTGCAAAAAACCAAAATGGAAAAAGGTGTATTCAGTTGCAAAAGTTCTGGATCAACTGGCATACCCGTAACCGTTGAAAAAACTATTCTCGATCACATCTGGTACATGGCAACAAACATTCGTGAGATGAAATGGAGAAACTGGAATTTTGGATTGACTAAAGCAACGGTAAAACCCAGTATAGAAAAAGAAGATAAAGAATTTGATTCTTGGGGTATTCCAAAAATTATTGCACCGAAGCAGGGAAAATCTTATAAATCCCATTTAGGCACAGTAAGAGAAATACAAGAATGGCTTGAAAAGAAAAATCCACATTATCTTCATTGCAATCCTACTGTAGCCAAACAACTTGATCTCAAAAAAATCACCAACTTAATAGATGTAAAAGGTACTGGTGAACTGGGTGGCAGTATGTATTCATCTGAAGAATGTGGCACAATTGCAATTCAATGTCCGACAAATCAAGAAAATTATCATGTCATGGAAAACCAAATTGTTGAAACTAATGAAAACAAAGAATTAATAATAACAACTCTAACAAATCCTTACATTAGAAGATATAAGCACGGTGATTTGATAGAATTGGGAACTTGTAGTTGTGGTAGGTCTTTGCAAACAATAACAAAAATTTACGGCAGAGTAAGAAATATGTTTGTTTATCCTAATGGAGATAAAAAATGGCCATTATTTGGCAGCAGAACATACTATGATGATTTCGGAATAAAAAGATATAAGCTAATACAGCACTCTTTGCATCAATTAGAACTCCAAGTCGTATGTGAAAAAATGTCAGAACAAAATGAAACACGGCTCAAGGAGCAAATCCGCTCCATGTTGGAAACAGAATCTCAAGTTGCAATAACCTATGTTGATAATTTTACAAACTACAAGCACGAAGAATTTGTTTCCTTGGTCAAGTCAGTCTGACTATTTGTAGTTTCACTAATTATTTTTCTAATTGTTTGAGCCATTTCTTCAAGCATAGTAGCCGTGCTTTCATCTATCTTGCCAAGATAAACTTGAATTCTATTATGTGTACTTGCTCGTCTAGGCTTAAACTCACCACCAACTCCATAAACTTGAGCAATTAATTCATCTCCATACTTATGTTGGCCCTGTGCTATAGTAAGACTGACCTTGCCATCAAGGTGTAATTTTTTTGTATTGTATGCTGCTTCTCCTCTACAGTCCTCCATGTACCTTTCCCACATATGGAAAGTAATGCCATGGGCCATGTCATTTGTACGAGTATCAACTCTTTTTTCCCAAGCAGCCATGTTTGCTCCAGTCATTTTTTTTGGAAATGAATCTCCAAGTACCTGATACCTTGAAGATACAGATATTTGGAAAAATTTTCAAGATGTAACGGGGCCATGTTTAATAAAATTAAATAAGACAATAATTCTACTTTATCAAGCGAGAAATTGTTTTTTACCAGCCAGTTTCTGAAATGGTGAATAAATATTTGTTCATCAGCAGTCGAAAACCAATTGACATCATATTCTTTGCTTTGTTTTTTATAAAAATATCTTTTATCGTAACAACATTTATAAAAGTTAATCAAACATCCAGCATAAAGTTTTGCAAAATCATAATACAAATCTCCATAAGGTAATCCAGCAAAATCTGATCTCCAGTCAATTAGTTTGAAATCTCCGTTAGTCTGAAGAATTATATTTCCAAAATTTAAATCACCATGAAAAATATAGGCCTTTGATTCTTCACAGATAAAATTCCAATCAATCTTATTGAAATAATCGAATGCGTTTCCACATGTGGTGCTCGCAATAATCAATTCAGAATTGAACTCTGGAAATCTTTTGTAAAATGCAGCTATTCTTTCATAAGTTTTCTGTTTATAAAATTTTTCACAAGCTTCTTTGAATCCTTTGTTACATTCAATTGTTTTACAGAATAAATTATCATCAGCCCATTTTAAAAACTTATGATAAACTTCTGCATCTCCAATTTGGTATAAGTTTTTCCCACAGATAAAGTTATGAACTAATAAGTTGTGAAGATTGTCATGAATGGGCTCAGGTGTAAAGTCATGTAAAATTCTTTGTCTTAATTTTTTTTGAGTAATAATTTTTGGCATGGAAAGTTTTGCTACTTTGCCATCGTAAATGTATGTCAATTCATCGTGATCAACTTTTTTTAAATCATAATCATCAACACCATCTAAAGATTCGTAAACACTCATGTACAAGGTTCTTCTTCCAACATCTTTCCAAGCTATTTTCTTGTTCTTAATTGGTGCAAAGAAAGGTCTGTAAAATGCCCCAACAAATTCAATTTCTTTATCCGGTTTTTCATTTAAATATTGTTCGTACCTTTTCCAAAATAAATCATAATCCTTTACTGCGATTACACCTGTGAAAGCCAAAGGCAAACTGTTTTCATTTTTGTTTTGAAAATCAACCACGATGTCATTTTCATCTACTTTCAAGGTTGAATAGTGTCTCATGTCATCTACATCTCCTGATCCAATCCAGTTGCAATCTATTGCTGGTAGTTTTTGCGTCAGTAAAGAATCGACTGTCACCAGATAGAAAGGACAATTTAACTCTGCCTTGCAACAAAACATGCTGTATCCGGGGCCTGCACCGGGGCCGTCATAATTGTCTACCTCAATAAATGTAATATTGTTTTTTTGATGAAATATTGAACAATAATCCTTAATTTGTTGCCCTCTATATCCAATAGCAATTATTATATGATCAACAGGAGCATTTTCTATTATATGTGAGATTACAGCCTTCCCCTGTATAGGCAACAAAGCCTTGTTAAACGAATCTCCTAATAAGCCCATTCTTGAACCGAATCCAGCTGCAAGTATTACTAGTTTTGTCATGAACTATATATTTTAATCAAGATGTTTTAAAATCCACTCTTCAGGTGGGTGATAGGTAGTATCGAAACGGGTAAAATGACAATCCACTCTCTCTTTAAGGCTTTGTATATAACGATTTTTGTAACATGATTTGAATTTATAATCATTTTCAAGATTTGAGTTTATTTTTGAAATTCTGTTTTTCCAGAATAACGGCAAGCGATCAAGAATAGTCCACATGTCATGGCCTGACTCTAAATTTGTTGTCTTGAATGAAATTGCTCTTGGATTTATGTTGGTCACATTTCTGTCAATCTCTTCAAAACCATAGTTGACTATCATTTGAGATTCAAAAAAACCTCTTGGTATTTCTAGTGGGGGGAAAAAATCGTATAAACCACCGACATGACTATATCCATCAAAATGCCTGCACATCTCTCTGGTTGGCACGAATGTTTTGATGGGAAATTTACCCTCATCGGAAAAGTTAAATGCATCTGTTCTATAAAAATCTACACATGCCGTATCGGCTTTTGTGCCAAACCAATAATAATTAAATAGTTTTTTAGTCACAATCCGAATTGAATCGTGATTCTCCCAATTAAAAAAAACAAAATTTTTGTTTTGATGAATTTTACCATGATAGTGAAATGCCATGCGAATTGCTTCTGGCCAATGCGAAAAATATACAGCAGCAAAATTATTACTTTCTTCTTCAAGCAACTTAGTTGCTGTTTCGACTAACTCTAAGTTGTAATCAAAAAATATATGATCATCGTTACCTGCAAACCATATTATTTCATCATCTAAATTATTCCATAGGGCACTATGATTTTTCCAGTCTGTAATTGTGTTATTTCGGTGCCACATTAGGTCCGTCTTCGATACATCGATATTCTGCTGAATGAATTGTTTGATTTCATCTTTTTTATTTTCTAAATCATTATCTAATTGAATGAAAAATATGTATCTTGATACATGCTTGTTTAAAATTGCATGACTAGCTATAGAATACTTGAATATATCTGCTCTACAAAAATCAGATAAGTTAGGCCTTTGATGAACGAAAAATCTAAGGTTGCTAACTTTAACATTAAATATCACGATCATACATCACTTCTCATTCCTGATTGTAATAAATTTATTATTAGCAAAAAAACCAATGAAATCAAAAATACACCCATATAATGTGGAACTTGTAGATGATATTGATCATAGTATATCAAAATTTTACCTATATTTAAAGCAGACAAAATAAAGAAGAAACAAAACGCTCTTTTCATCATTTCTAAACAAAACATTAAGATGTTGAAAGTTTTTTCTGTTTTCATATACGCCTCATTTTCATAGGATTATAATGGAAAGAGTAAATTTATACAAGCCCATGAAAAAATCCTGTTGTTTATTGACATATGTCCATGACGAGCATTTTTTCTTTCCAATATTTTTAAAATATTACACTAAAATATTTAATCCCGAAGATATTTTCGTTGTCGAAAATAATTGCGAAAATAGCTTCATATACAACTACAGAAAAAAATTTCTTTTCAATAATTTTGTTTTCAATACAAAATTTAACCACGACTTCACAGCAATTAATCAAGAGCTTACGAGGCTGATGAGAATTTTACTCGATCAATATTACTCTGTGTATCTGGCCGAATGTGATGAAATTTTATATCACCCAAACGGCTTAATTCAGGCAGCAAAAAAATACTTTAAGTGGCCACAAAAAGTAATTCGTTGTTTGGGTTATGAACCAATACATGATATTCAAAATAATGAGAGCGCATTGAATCCTGACTTGCCATTATTAAAACAAAGAAAACTGTGGTGGGATAACAATTACTTCAGGAAACCAGTTTTTATAAAAGAGCCAATAGATTATTGGAATAGTATGCATAATTTTGATGAAACATATCCTACGATTGACACTCAACTTATGTTGATTCATCTCAAAATGATCGATTACGATGTTCTTTATGCACGAAATCAAAAAACATTACTTGAAGGCAATTTCCATCCAGAAACACTTACATTAAAAAAAGGATGGCAAAATAGAATAGAAAAAAAAGAACAATTTGTTTCATTTTTTACTGAAAATATTTGCAAGTGTGTACAAATACCAGAAAAATATAAAATTATTTGCTGATCGAAAAACTACTCTTATTTTCCTGCATAAGCTTTTTCATCTTACGCATCTGCGATAATTTTTCAGCAATTGTTTTTGCTGCTATAGCGTGGTGAAACAAATAAGTGCTTTTATATTCTTCGTTAAATCGACCCGCAAAAGCACAATATTTTTCATGGAGTAACACAAATTTTGTTTTATGCTGAAGGTTTTTGATAACAGATTGATCCGCAAACTCTAATTGCTCTTGGGGTGTGTTTTTAAGATTTTCTAATACTAAATTCAAAAAATAGATAGCTTTTTGTATTCTGCTTTTTTTTATTATATAAAACCCAGCACACAACTCATAATTTTCATACACAATTTCTGGTTGGAAATAAAAATCATAATTAGTGGAGTCCACATATTCAAAAAGCTCTTCCCAAACAGATAGCCTTTCAGGAAAAAATTGAACATCACAATCATGACAAATAAAATAATCGTATCTCTCGTTTGTAGAGTTTTTCTTTAATATTTCGATTATTAATTCAATTTTGTTTTTTATGGAATGATGCCATATATCACTCCCAAATCTAATTTCACCTTTCATGTAGTCTGGCAAAGGTATATTTTTATGAGTTATATTTTCATTACTTACACCAAGTTTTATCAAATCATCGATGCATCCTTTACTTAAAATTTTATAGTTCTCAGATGCCAAAGAAATCCAATTCACACAGTCTAAGGAAAATGGTTTTTTATTTGGTATTTTATAAATTTTTAAATCTTTTCTATTAGAAAAATATAACATACTAATCCGCTCATAAACATACGCAGCAGTCCTTGACGGATCATCAACTTTCATTTGATAACTGTATTCATACTTCTGATGCATGTAAGAAAAAACTTTTTGGAAAAATTCCAAAAATTTGAAGAAGATACTTTTGTGACAAATAAAATTATTTGCCCATAAAGTGGGATTTTCCTCTAAAGATAAATGGAATTGTTTTGCCATATCCTCAATATATTTTTGTATAGTGAGATGATACTTGTAAGTATATTTTAACCACTTCCCCTCATAGAATGTTTCTGTTGGGCTGGCTGCATAAACAGTATCATGCTTTAATTTCTCTCTTATTTGATCAAAATTTTCAAGACTTAGTAAATTTGGATACTTCGTATCAAAATTTGATGTCAAAACGCCTATGTAATCTTTGCAATTATTAAACTGTTCTTTTTTAAGTAAAAAGAATCTATTTTCTGCTAGATCATTTGTATTTTTTATCGGTAGTTCTAATTGATTTAAATTTATTTTATGTAAAAATGGTTTACTAGGAATTTTGTCTATCTGACATTTCTCATGGCCCAACACAAAAATGTCTATTTCTGGTAACAATCTTAACATATCAACGATTGTCTTTAATCAAATGGATTATAAAAATAGTTATCCAACATAAACAAAACCCTAACATAGCAACAGAGGGTTGAGACAAAAAATTTTTTATTACTTCCATAAATCCCCATCAGAAAGCCACCACTACTGTAGCTATTGTCAATCCTAAAATTATGCCGAAAATTATTGATAAAATCAAACATTTTGCCTCAAAACTGAGATTAATGTTGATCATGTTTCAGAATTTAACAGTTTATTGGGGTACAAAGATTTATATTTTTCATATAATTTTTTACTCACGAAACTTTTTGTATCTTTATTTTGATACAACATCATCATAGCCGGAAAATTTGGGCTTGCTTGACATGCTGATGCAACTTGTTTTTTACAGGATGCAGTATCGTTCATTTCCAGATTTCTTGTCAAATAACTATACTCTTCAATTAATGCAGCATGAAACTCTACTACATCATTTTTTACAACAGAATCAATATCCATCAAAACCTGCTTATGCATATCAGGAGCATTTGAAATTACATCATCCAGACAACCCTGTAATGCTAAGTCCATAACCTTGTACTTAGGGCTCATCATTATGTCAACAGCACGATGCCTAGTTAAATACCATGGTGTTTTTACCTTCAGTATAGTCCCACAGCTTAAATGACAAACATAACCTTCCATTTCAGTTCCGTTTATGTGATTCAGAATATCCGAAAATTCTATGTCATACCGCACAGCTTTGTCTGCATACTTCTCCTCAAAAAAATAATCTCCGGTTGATCTATTCCTAGAATTGAGGTAAACAAGTCTCGGATTTTTATAATGGCACACTATTTGATTATGCGGGGCTACCCATTCAAAAATTGGAGTAAACCCATAATCTATGCTTTGCACAATCTTATTCAATAGATAAGCATTGTTGAATGCAAATTCTTTTGCTTGTTTTGCCTGAATAGAGTTTGTTGACCGACATGTTGAGCATGTGACGCTACCGTCAGGCATCCTGAAAAAATGAATCATGCTCCCATCAAGTTTTTCAAAAACATACGCTTTTTTGTGTTTGTGCAAATGGAATTGAGTTTCTACTGTCTGATTGAGATTAAAAAACTTGTGAAACGGAAGACTGATTATTTCTCCTGTCTTCTTGTTGAAAACAACTCCTCGAAAGTTTCTTCGAATACGACCAAACTCATCATCGGAGAATGTATCATCTGATATTACAATATAATCAATAGTTATAGTGTTATAAGTTTCAACGATGGCAAATTCTTTTCTGCCTTCTAATGCTTGCCATGCTTTTTCAAGAGTAAAAATGACTTGATCTCCAAAAGCCTAAGTCAAATCATTTTTCTGAATCAGAAACTACTAGCTTATTTGCCAAAACACTCTTGCTTACTTGAAAAACTTTTGATTGCAGATCAGCCAAAGTATCGGCTTCTAACTTAACAGGTTCTTGACAATAAGTCAACGGTTCATCAAATGCCGAAGTTATTGCATGCACGGCATAAAAGTCTCCAGTATTATTTTTATGTTTAACTACAACATAATTATTAATTTTTATGTATGGCATTTTCCTCCTCTTGATGAGTTGAAAATATTAATATAGTATCTCTGAACCAGTCACAATGATCTTCGATAAGAAGCCTTGCTTTTGTAGTAAGCTCTTTACAAAAAATAAACCCTTGAGAGGAGAACATTTCAAGAACTTCGTCATTGTTTCTGCAATTTACATGGCAAGTTCCACCTTGGCCCCTTACTGCCCAACTAAATATAAGATATCCATGACATGCATTAGTTATATTTGAAATAAGAATGTTTTCATATTCCCTTGGAATATGCTCCGCTACTTCAAGACAGATTACATGACCTTTTTCTGGCACACTAAACAATTCAGCTAGGTCTTGCTTGTGGATGTTGCTGAATTTAGGACTGGTTGATGGGCTCCCCTCAAAGCCTGTGAGTTTATCAAATCCAGACTCTTGTAAAGTTGATAAATAAAATCCATCACCGCAACCAAAGTCATATATATTTCTGTCTTTAGTCAACAATGAAGAAATGAATCTAGCAAGGTTGGGACTATGAATATGGTTTTCATGAGTTGACCAAAAGCCATGATTCGACCCTAAGTGCTCTATTTCATCCTTGATCCGTTTTAAGTTTGCCTTGGCAATCAATTGGTTTTCTACATCGAAGCACATATCTAAATACTTTTGTGCTTTTTCAATTTGTAACAAATTAGCGTAGCAAATGCTAAGTTGTCTGTATGCTTGATCCTTAGAGTGCAAGTACTCAACACAACTTTCAAAAACATCAATAGCTTTTTGAAACTCTGCTATCTCTTGATAACACGAACCCAAAATAAATCCTTGATGTGGGTCTATCAGAATTTCTGATAACTCGTCTAATAATTTGATTGCAAATTTTGTTTTGCCTTTTTTGCAAAACAACTGACACAATTCTAGGATTGGATTCACTTTAAATTTTCCTTGACCAGTTGTGAGAACATAACATGCCATCAAACAAAAAACTAAAAGCGCCTCTTTTAAAAAGATTTCCAGATAGGTTCCACAGAAATGAATTGACTACATTTGTGACAAAAAAACTGGAAGGAGAAATAGTGCTGTACAATTTTGATCCATTTGAATTATTGGCCCAACATCGCACCACACTTATGGAATTCGTTCGATGACATAGTTTCATGAATTAATTTCCAGTCCTTTTTTTCTTCAGTTCAAAAATTTCATTTCTTAACATTTGGTTTTCATTCATGATCATTTGATTTTCGTCATTCATTTTGTTTATTAAATCGTCTAAGTATTCTGTCTTTTTCACTTCTGCAAAGTAAAAAGAAATTATGACAGTCAAAAACAAACCACAAATCACCAACATGATCATACTAAATGTTTTATCTTCGTCAATAACAGTTTTCTTAGCCATTTTTCAATCCTTTTATTAAACCGCAAAATTATTGCAAACTGAATAATTATAACACATAAAAAAATAAAGACCTTGTCAAAGTTTTGACAAGGTCTCATGTAATTATAAAATTTTGAATTACTGAGTTAAAGCAATCCATCCTCTTGCTGATTTTACTTGGAAGCTTTTCACGCTATGCACATTGTTAACTGAACCACACCATCCAGAAATTCCGATGTAGTTGCCACCGGGAGTCCAACTGCCTACATCGATTCGTGATACATATCTTTTATTCAACAAAACATGTAGAATCCTTGAATCGGCATCTTTGTACTCATAAACGATTTCCCAAAAATTATAGGTGTTATCATCAAGAGTTTTGAGAGTGGAAACAGATGGGCCTACAGTTGCAAGGTCTTTCTGAACTAAAACCACATCAGAATTGAACTCATCAACATATATTGATAAAGAATCATGGCCTTCTCCATCCTGTGAAACAACATCTGATCCACCTAGGAAGAAAGTAATTCCATCACCACCATCACCACCACCAGAGCGAGTTGTTGCGGAAATGATTATATTTTTAGTGTAATCGAAATCTTTTTGCCAATAAAGATATCCGGTTGTTCCATCGGTGGCTGGTGTCAACCAAACCCCTTCGTTAGTACTATTAAAGCTGGCATCACCTGAAATAGTTGCATCAGCTACTGAGGATGGGTCTCCGTCTGTGGAAACCCAGTTGATGTCTGTGTCTCCGATACTTTGATATTGCAAATAATTCGGATGTATTAAATTGCCCTGAGCAACTAAATCGTTTTCTGCGTCCATATTGTCTCCTTGTAAGGTATATGTTATTTATTATTATATAAACATATTTATAATTTAGCCTCTTAATAAAAACAACAAATTAACAATAAATAAAAAAGTATAGATTTATAAAAAGGGAAAATTATGTATACCAGCAACCTAGAAACAAAACCAAGTTGGCTTGATTATTACCCAAATACTGAAAAAACAACCGTTGATGTAAACTTCGGTTTCGATTCTTCAGGAATGTGGTTTTCAGGTACTTCAGATGATGTTTCTTACCCTATTAGAACAACTTTTGATATCCCAAGTGATAATAAAACTGAGATTATAGCTACTTTTGTACAAGTAAATAATTGCGCCGATCATTCAATTTGTATTTTCAATCCAAATATTGAGCCAGAATGGTCTTGGGGCACAAGTACAACCAGAATTGCTTTTCAGGTAGACTGCGGGAGCCCGATGATATCTGGAATAACTCAGGATGGTGAAGGTGCTGGCTCAGATTTGAGTATTGGAAATACATACACTTGTAAGATTGTTTACGATCCATCAGCGGGTACATTTTCTTACGAAGTATATGATGGAGCAAGTGCAACAGGCGTTGCAATCAATTCATTAGTTTTGAATGAAGTTCTTCCGGCTGGTCCATATAGAATTGGATTCGATGCTGACCAAGATGAAGATCCAACTAGAAGCTATTTTACATATTTGAGTATAAGCGGGCAAAAATCAAATCAATATCCATATCCAGAAGTTATATTCAGAGTGAAAACCTACGATCCATTACAATTTGTAGGGCAAAATTTTCCAGACTCAAATGTGAACAACATTATTCGAAATCTAGAAAACCAGACTGTTTGGATTGAAAATTGGCCTTATGAATTAAAACATGGTGATGAATTCACATTGTATGGAGAACAAGCTCTTCAAACATTAAATGCTTACAGTCAAATCAATCCGGGTGGAACACAGCTTGAAATGTTATATTACGGCATTCGAGGCGGTTACTCTCCAGTAGGTCTTGGTGGTAGCTTGCATTTCAATAATAGTTATTTGACAGTTCCTGCAAGTAGTGACTGGGCTGTAGGTACTGGAGATTTCACAGTCGAATGGTTCCAATATCAATTCCCGACTGGTGGAAATGAAAGAGTATTTTCGGTGAATGCTTGGCCATCAGCAAGTATCGCTTGTAGCATGGAGTCAAGTGAAAATACATTTTATTTTTGGACAAATGGAAATTTGATAGATTGCGGTAATATTTCAGGCATTTATACCTCTTGGACTCACATAGCTGTTTGTAGAGCTTCAGGAACTCTTACTGCTTATGTGAACGGTACCCAAGTTTACAGCGGGGCTAACAGCGATGATATAACAGACAGCAGTAATTTGTTGTACATAGGTACGGAATCAACCCGTGGTGGTTCTGATTTCCTAGGGTACATAACAAATTTCCAATTCGTCAAGGGAACCGCATTGTACAATGCACCCTTCACTCCTCCAAGTGCTCCTATAACACCAGATGCAAATGCCAAATTGCTGTTACTTGCTTCAAGTGATTCTGAAAAATTAAAAGACAGCAGCAGTCAAAATAAAACTGTCACAAATAATGGCGTAGACTGGAATGAAACAACACCATTCTAAAAGTTATTTCTTTTAAATGTAGATGATTCACTAAATTGACCGAAGACAAAAGATTTCAACATGTCGTTATTGTAAACATCGGACGATTTGAAAGATCGTCCGAATGTTCCGCAATTGCAAACCCTGTTACATAACTCTGTGCAATAGTAATTGCTTCCCCAGCAGCGAGATATATAATCAGCTAATTTTTGTTGCATATTTTTTACCAAATAAAAAAGCCAAGCAAGAATATTTACTCTTGCTTGGCTTTTTCTATGAAACTTAAGATTTCTTAATCAGCAACTCTGCGCTCTTTTTCAGCAGCAGCCGGATCATATTCCCTCTGACGGCTTACACAAATCCAAGTATTAGGAGGACAAGTGATTACATTGTGCTCATCGTGTCCAACTTGCATCTCTTTATCGGAGAGAATGTAGATATCTCCGTTTTCATCTACATAGGATTCACAGTCAGAGATGTTAGTTGTCAGCCGGTGAGCATGACCCGTGACTTCACCATAGGCAAATATGCCATCGGTTTTCTTTTTCATTTTGGTGATATCTGGCTTATTGCAAGCCTTGAAATAGATATCACCTTGTCTTGCTTGGAAACTTTTCATGATCTTTCTCCTTTTGAAAGCACAAAATGCCACACACAATCATACCATATGTACGCCAGCCAATCAAGTTTCTTGCATTGGAGCGTAATCATCCGCAGTCATTCTGAAAGTCCATGCAACCGCCTCCTTGCATTTTTTCATGTTAGGAGGGACCGTCAAATAGTAGTTTTTAAAAGTACCATCTGGCTCTGCGGTACTATTAATCACTTTCAAAACACAAACCGGATCATCAAAAATACCCTTGATACTAAAAAGCTCCATGCCTGTTTTTTTGCAGGTATCAACGAGCTTACAGTTTTTGTGAGTACGAATTCTATCGTACCCGATGATTTTAATTCCTACATATCGTATTTCAGCATTTTGATGCTTCAATACCTCTTCAACTGTCAAAATCTCTGGCTCACCCACAGCTTGGTGATAGCGTGGAGGAATCCTAATGTTTTCGTAATAGTAAGTAATGCTGCCATGAATATCGGCATCAATCCCATGCTTTCTGCCGTCACGATACCAAATGATTCTCGTAGGCGATCTCCATGCCGGTTCATTATCGGCATGCAGTCTACCTTCTTCGTTTTTAATTGTAACAATTCCCTCTTCCGGTTTGGTAAACGGGAACTCTTGGCCCATGAATTCAAGTCGAGCTTTCCAAGAATTGAATCCGGTATTTTTCATTTGATTCCCTCCACTACAATAAATCAAAATTACAACAAAACTCTTCCTGTTTTTTGGAAACAGGAAGAGTTTACATTGACATATCAATCATTTAAATCGGCAAAACACCAAGCTGGTTGGTAAATCAGTTCGACAGCGTTGATACTGATGATAACAGATGATCCAATTGGGTCTTCATTGCTAGGCCTTTCTTGGCTGCTAGCACCGGAGCTTTCAACAGCACGGGCTTGGGCAATGATGCAGTAGTCCTTGCCAACCTTGCTCAAAATACCCCTATAATTGAATCTGGCGCACAAAATGGCCACAGGCTGGCCAATGTATGCCTTCATCGCATCACCGATAGTTTCAGCATGCGTCTTATCAATTTCAACACGATCAAAAGCGGGCTTCGACTTAGCCATTTTAATTTTCCTCCCTGTTGAACAGAATTATTCATCAAAACCGAAGTCTTTATACCAATCGGCTGAAACAAAAACAACCAAAATTGTTGAAAAAACTTGGGAACTCATATAAACTGAAAAATCCTCTCAGGAGCCTCTCTCATGCGTGGAATCAACTACAGGTCGTTGAATGAAAAATGGATTTCAATCATCGACAAGCTTTGTGACGAAAAAACACCTCATGATGTTTTAGGTGTCGTGGTAGACCACTTGAAAGCAACAAAAGTAATCACAGAAAAAATGGGCTACAAATCTGAAAATTTAGCTCATGGAATAAGGGAATTGGAAAGAGGAATCATGCATATTAAATTAGGGATGAAGCACATTGATCCAGAAGGTTGAAAAATATTTCAGAAGAAAGCTACCTCAAGAAGAAGCCTATCTGGCCAGATATGCCAGAGAAATGGCTTTGATTGAGAAATTTGGTTTTGCTGAATCATTCATTCAAGTCAGAGAAATTCTGGACTTGGTTCCTGAATATCGTTTTATCACTAGAGGCTCTGCCGGATGTAGCTTAATTTGTTATTTAATGGGCATCCACAATATGGACCCTGTTAAAAACAATTTTGTCTTGAGCCGTTTCATGCATGAAAACCGCTCAGACCTTCCAGATATTGACATAGACTTTGCATATAACCAAAGAGATAGTGTAATAGAATTAGTCAAAGAAAAATACCCAAATAGAGTTGCAAGAATAAGCAATCATGTTTTATACCGTCCTAACTCTGCTGTTCGACAAGCCATAAGGGAACATGGCAATAGAAAATTTATGCCCAAGTATTTTGATTTTGAAAATATTGCTGGTTCTAGAATTGAATCTATTCTGGATAGAGCCAAAGAATTAGAAGGAACTTTTAAAAATTACTCCCTGCATTGTGGAGGAATTGTTGTTTTCCCAGATTGTGTTCCCGAAGAATTAAAGCTTACAAATGATCAAATTAAATTGAATAAGGATGAAGTTGAACAAAAAGGATTGTTCAAGATTGATATTTTGTGCAACAGGGGTTTGGCACAACTAAACGAACTATCTTCTAGAAGTTTAGAAGATTATCCAGAATACGATGAATCAACTGCAAATCTGTTTCGTTCAGGCAATACATGGGGAGTAACTTTTGGAGAAAGCCCTGCTCAGAGACGATTGCATGTTGATGTCCAGCCAAAATGCAGAAAAGATGTGATATTTTCGCTTGCCTTGATAAGACCATTGCCTTCGGCTGATGGAAGAAAAATTCGTGTATTAGATCAATTCCATAAGGAAAGAAACCATCGTGGTCAATTAATATATGACGATGATGGAATTCTTTTTATTCAGAAGCTTTTAAACTGTTCTGAATCAGATGCAGAACTATATCGTAAAGGATTTGGTAAAAAAAACAAAATCAAAATGGATGAATTTGCTGAAAAGATAAAATATCATCCAGAAAAAGAATTCATTCTAAAAGAGCTTGGTTATTTTTCTCTTTACAGTTTTTGTCATGCTCATGCGACTAGTTATGGCAATTTAGTCTGGGCTTTGGCATACGAAAAAGTTCGTCAACCAAAGAAATTTTGGTGGTCTGCTTTGAATCATGCTCAATCTTTGTATAGACCTTGGGTCCATATACAGGAGGCTAAGAAAGCCGGTTTGAAATTTGCTGCCTTTGGCAAAGGGCCTTGGAAACTAATAGGAGATGAACTGCATCCTAAATTTCCAGAATCTTCTGGTGATGGTTGGCACCAATATCAACAAAGAGGATATTGGATAAGCAATAGATTTATGCCGGGAATGTTTTCCAAAGAAAATAATAATTATGTTAATTTTAAAGGATTGATTGCCACAGGCAGACACCATACAGTTCATGGTAGGAAGATAACATTTATAACAATTGGAACATCCATGAACAAATATTATGATTTAGTTTTAGATGGAGCACACGAATTTGACAGATATGACACAATTGAAGGAGAAGGAATATTTTCTAACAGATCAATTCAATGTAGTAAATATATATTTTCAAAATTAAATAAAGTCCCAAATCAAAAAATGCTTTTTGAAATTTAATTCAAGTTATTCTTGAAATATAAATCTTCGCAAACAAAACCATTCAGTTTTGTTTGTTTCAAAACTTCAAACGCATCTTTTAATGTTGTAAGAATTGGCTTGCCTTTTATGTTGAAAGAAGTATTCAGTAAGATGGGCTCACCACCTAATTTTTCAATTTCATCGAGTATTTTATACAGCTTGTAATTTTGCTCCTTTGTAACTGTTTGAATTCTACAAGTATTATCGACATGCGTAATGGATGGCCATCGATACTCTTCTTTCAAAGTAGGACAAAATGTCATGTGTCTTGATTCACAGGCATTATAGAAATATTTATCGAGAGCATCCAGTTTCGTGACTGCTCCAAAAGGTCTGAACCATTCTCTAAATTTTATTTCACTATTCAACTTATTTTTCAGGTCTGGAATATCAGGATAACAAAGAATACTGCGATTGCCCAAAGCTCTCGGGCCACATTCACTTTTGCCTTGCATGAGCCCTATTATTTGTTTTTCAAAAAATAATAAATTAGCAATACTAGATTCTCTGATGTATTCGCAGTTAAATTCATGATCTCGATAGTCTTCATCTAAAATATCAAAACCAGCATAGGTGAGGTCAATATTTTTATCTTTATAAATATCGGCTAAAACTCCAAAAGTTAACCCGCAGTCACCAACATTCGGTGGCACATAAATATTGTATCCCATTTCAAATAACTTTTGATTCACAACAATATTCATGGCACAACCTCCAACCATGCATATGTTTGAACCTTTAGGTATCTTCATAAGATTGAATAATCTAAAAAACTTATCTTCAAAAGCCCATTGGATGGTAGCAGCAAAATCTAACTCATCCTGTCCAGACAAGGTGTGCCAATGCTGGACATATAAACCTATTTGATTTGCCAAAGCATTCAAACTTAAATATCCGGGATTATCGAAATATTTGGCTATTGGAATTTTCCACTCTTCCCGTGGTTTTCCATGGGCGCAAAGACCCATCAGTTTGCCTGCTCTCGGCAATCCAAAGAATTCTGATCCGTTTATTGAAGACAAACAAATAGAAAGATCAATATAACAATCACCCAAGCTAAATGCTGTGTGAGGGGTGAATTCTCTTAACTTAATTATTTCATTGTGTTTGGCATGCCAGAATACGAAAGAACTCATGGTATGATTTGTATTCTTGCCAGAACCATCGTAGCTTATTATGTAGCATTCATCAAATGGAGATTGATAATATGCACTACAGGCATGAGAATAGTGGTGATCATAGCTTCTGAAGTTTTTAATATCAAAAATTGAATTCAAGACAGCCAAATCTTGAGCATACATGTCATGATAATAAAAATTTTCTATTCGATTGTCTTTATGTTTGTTTTTTATGTGAACAAAAAAATTGTTGAACTCATCTTCTGTAGGAGTTAAAAAAGATACATTTTCTTCTAATTCAAATTCTCTGGTGATAAGAGAATACCTTCTCCCGAAGAATCTCTCAGCTTCATAAATATGATATTTACCATCATCATCTCTGATACAAACAGAACCATCATGGTAGCCATAAACTGCCATGTCCACAATCACACCTCTCTCGTATAATATAAATTATTGTGTACAAAGCCATTAAGCTTAGTTTGTTCTAAAACCTCAAATGCATCTCGCATAGTAGTTAAAATTGGCTTACCCTTTATATTAAATGATGTATTCAGAAGGATTCCCTCTCCTCCTAGATTCTCTATTTGAGTAAGAATGTCATACAAATCGGGATGCTGAAGTCGAGTAACCGTTTGTATTCTGCAAGTGTTATCAACATGTGTAATTGATGGCCACCTGTATTGTTCTTTCAAAATTGGACAAAAATTCATAAATGGTGATTCGCAAGCCTTGTAAAAATATTTTTCCAAGTTTTCCAACTTTGTTACTGCTCCAAATGGTCTATACCATTCTCTAAATTTGATTTCACTATTTAACTTATTTTTTAAATTTGCAATATCTGGGTAGCAAAGAATACTACGGTTACCCAAAGCTCTAGGACCACACTCACTATTGCCATGAATGTAACCAATAATTTTCTTTTGCTCAAAAAGAATTTTTGCTATTTCTTGATTGGTGACATCGTGTCTGTAAAAACTACTATCGTAATACCCATAATCTAAAATCTCATAACCACAATATGTTGCATCTATTTTTCTATCTTGGTTTTCATGGGCTACAACCCCAAGTGTAATGCCACAGTCCCCACTATTAGGTGGAACATAGACATTATATCCCATCTCAAATAGCTTTTGATTTACAATTATATTAAGGGCGCAACCTCCAGCAAGACATAAATTTGAATTCGGAGGAATATTTAAATCGTTGAAAATTCCAAAAAACTTATCTTCAAAAGCCCATTGAATAGTTGCTGCAAAATCTAACTCATCCCTGCCAGATATCGTGTCATATTCTCTTGGATCAAATCCAACAACATTAGCAACACCTTGGGCTGCATCTTTGGAACCGCTATCAAAGAACTCTCTTATAACTTGCTTCCATGCTTCTCTTGGTTGACCATAAGAACAAAGACCCATCAGCTTACCAGCGCTGGGCAAACCAAAATTTTTCTTCTTTTTGATCGAAGCCAGACAATTTGTAAGTGCGATGTAACAATTACCAAGGCTGTATGAACCCCATGGCTGGAAGTCGTTTAATTTTTTTACTTCTGTTGGCGTTGCGTACCACAGCACAAAACTACTTTCTGGACCAACTAAGTTTTTTCCATTTCCATCATATGTGATGATATATGTTTCATCAAAAGGACATTGGCAATATGCGCTCCAAGCATGTGCATCATGATGATTGAAGCTTCTGAAATTTTGGACATGAAAAAATTGCTTGATTTTATTGATATCTGGAGGATACATGTCGTGATAGTAAAGATTTTCAATAGTTTCAAATTTATGTTTGTTTTTGATGTGATCAAAGAATGCATGAAATTGCGAATCTGAAGGAACTAAATGCCCAACAATAGGATGATTTTTGAACTCTTGAGTCAGTATCGAGTATCTTTTTCCGAAAAATCTTTCCGCTTCATAAATGTAATAACGACCGTTATCTTTCAAACATAAAGATGCGTCATGGTATCCATAAATAGCTACATTTTTCATTAGTGCATTTGGTTGCATTCAAGAGCTAAGCGATGTAAGTCTTGTACCAATGTTCCTGTATTGTGGTAAGCATCGTCTTCAAGAACAACACAAAGACTCGGATAAGGGTTAGTTCTTTGAGGGTCCATCATTCGAGTTGTGACTTGTAGCATCTCTGCAAATCTTTTATTGCGATGGTAAAGCCAAGCCAATCTCTTAAGATGTTCATTCCTTCTTGGGCAAGTCATTTCAGCAGTTTTAAGAGCCCAAATCTCTTTTTCTAAATCTCCCATCACGGAGTATAAATGTGCCATACACAGAAATCCTGTGTATGCCATTTCATCAACATATTTAATTGTTCCAGCTGACATAAACTGGTGTCTTACTTCAAGGAATCTCTCAAAATAAAACAATCCTCGCCTAGCTAGTTCATGATTATGCAATTCACCAAATGGGAGATGACCAGATGGCACATTATCATGATAACTTTTACCCAAGTACCACAAGTGATACTGGTCGGTCAGCATCTCCTTCTTCACGATCATGTCTTTTTCTAATTCAAGAGCATCGATGTAATACTTGAATGGATTTGAGTAGGTCTGCCCATCTGCAATCACTTTGTGACGAAAACTAGGTGGCAGTTGAACTCTTTGGAAATTTTCTCCTACATTATCCCTGTCCAACATGATACATTCATGGCGCTTATCATGCTTGAACTTCCATGGCAATTTGGCATTCCAAAGCCAACAGCGGTAGTAATTTACGACACCAGATTTAGCTGGTACATCAAAACTTTGAATGCTGGTTTCATCAAAAATTGACCAGTCGAAGTCATCATCAACCTCTAACACTTCATCTGCATCAACCCGCAAAATCCAATCACAACCATGATCTGCTTTCAAACATGTTTGAACTGTGTGATCTCGATTCTGACCCATGCAGCCAGACCAAGGAATTTCGTAAAGAAATCCCGGAATGCCTTTCTCTGCGAAGAAGTTTTTGATCAAATCTTGAGTTCCATCCGTAGAACCGTTGTCTTGAATTACCCAATAATCTACATATTTGTAGACCGATTCAAGCATTCTAAGGATGCAATGGCTCTCATTTGAAACCATTGTGTTAAAAACAAATTTTGCTTTACACTTTTTCATAAAATTATTTTAGTTAATCATTTTGAAATTATTAAGCAAAAATGTCTTTTTTCATTTTTTGCCAAAGTTCAAATGCAAGAACGACATCAACATCTGATCGATGTATACCTTGAGAATTAATTTCGTACATATTGTACATCGATTGACTGTTTATATACTTTAAATCAGATTTGAGCTTACCGCTATCAAGAGCAGCAGACGCAATAATTAACGGATCAATTTGTTTTCTGGGCAACAAACTATCAATCTTCATATTGAATGTATTGCAAGCTTTCTTTATGAATGACAAATCAAATTGAACATTCATTCCTAACAAAAAATCACAATCAGTTGCGTTTTCAAGCAACCAGCTGACGAAGAAACGCACAAATGTGCTATAATTTTCTATGAGATAATAACCTTTTTCTGTTGTTCCCTCTATTATGTCTTTTGTAAGAACAGAAAAATACTCTGTCTGAAACAGACTAATTCCATTAACCTTGAGGGCAGAAGCATCTATTGTAAACTGCTGCCAGTCTTTGTTAGCTCCATGCCATTGGGAAACTTTCTTTTTTCCATCGTATACGACTGCACTTAAAGTAATTAATCCATGTATTTCTGGATCGAGACCAGTTGTTTCACAATCAACTACAAGATACTTTGACATGGGAATCCTCCAAGTAATAGTTTTATTTTACTGATACAAAATCGAATGACAACTAAAATAAAAATAAAAATAATAAATAGTCTAGATAAAATGGAGAGACCATGGACCTAAGCTACTTAAAAAAAGTGGACCCAGACTTCTTGTATGATGAACGCAAACATGATACCGAATACCCCTGCATAACATTTTTTTATAATAAATCCTTTCATCATGTAGACTGTCCCGAAGCACATGATGACTTAGCAAATAATAAAACTACATTTTATGATATTTTCCCAAAAGCCAAAGGCGTTGTGACATCTTTTCAAATAGAAGATTTATTAAACTATAAAACTAAAGAAAATTTTCCATTTTTAGATGCCAAGCTCAAAGAAATGGGAATCAATCCATCAGATTGGAAGTCTACTTTTGGCATACGAGGGAAATGCCTAAATTTTGGAGATGCTCTGGCGGGGAGAATTGCAGTACTAGACAAAGAACTTGTCATAGCGTTTTGGCAAGGCAAAGAACATCCAAAGTTTGAAACCTTTTTGCATGATCCCGCAGTCACTTCTGAAATTTTTAAAAGATACGGAAAAGGCATGGCAAAAGAATGGGCAATCGTCCCCTTCAAAGGAGAACCATATCTTTTTTCACCAATTGCTGACAAGTCAGCACCTGAAGAAGCGCCAAGAAAAATTGCTAAACTACCTCTCAAACCTGAATATGTTATAAATGGGATTAAAGTAAAATCCGAAGATATGGTTAAACTAAGAGGATTAATTCACAGCAGCCCAGCAGAATCTAAAATGTATCAAGCTGCACTTTCAATACTTTGCCACCCTGACATGCAAAAACACCCAGAATTGACTGGATTTATTCCAAACCAATGTTTGCCCAAGAGCAATATCAAAGTGGACCCTTACCTAGCATCTGGGAAAGAACTCTACATGTTATCCAAGAAGCCTGCGCCAACTAGTCTGCTTTATCCAGCTTGGAGATCACAATCCGAAGGCCATTTGAATTTTGCAGAGTGGTTTAGACAAGAATCATAAATTAGGCAACCCTTTTTAAGAAGGTTGCCAATTTATTTCTTAATAATGGCAAGGTACCCTTTATACCCTGAATAACTGCGAAATTGCCTGCTCCAAACAACGCCTTGCCCGTTTGCTCTGAAAAAGCGTTGTGAACTCCGATACCATAAACCTTAACCCCAGCTTTTCTTGCCTTTTCAACTGCATAAGCGGTTAATTCAACGGGATTTTTACCAACCGATCCATGTGTTGGCTCACCATCCGTAATCATAAACAATATCTTGTTTTCAACAAACGGATTTTGTGTAATAATCTTATCTGCAATTGCACACAAGTGATACCCCATAGCTGTATTGCCAGATGCCAATATTTCTGACAAAGCCTCTGTCTTGTTATAGTTATGATCTTTATACACATGGGTTTCTACATCTGTACCCGTGTTAAAACCATAAATTGAATAATCTACATCTTTTATTTTCTTCAAAGCTTCAGCCATAATTATTGCCAAAGTTGCTGCTTCTCTCATGCTGCCAGCCATCGAGCCAGTTTGATCTAGAGCAATACTTACATGATATTTTTTTCTAGATACTAAATCCTTTTGATAATAAATTTTGTCATGCTCTCCAAGAAAAGTTTTGTAAAAACTATTATCGTCAAGGTCTCCAGAGTTAGTGCCGTAAGTAAAAGTTTGGTTAACATTGTTTCTAAACATAAAAGAAGTTTCTAAATCTTTAATAGATTTCTTATGTGCATGAACAATCTTCTTGTATGCTTCAATAGTTTCTGTATTTACAGCTGGAACAACAAGCTTATAGCTCAAATGTGTCAAATAGTTATCTTTGTTGTAGACTGGTGATTTCAAATGATCATCAAAAGACTTTGTCCTATCTCTAAGATTCTTGTTGTGATCGAGAGAGCTACTAATAATATTTCCGGGAATTGAAATATTGTTGTTATAAGCATCCCCACCAGTCAAAGGCCTATCTTTGGCAGAATTGTTTGTTTCTATCGTAATATCATTCAATGTGATAGTCGATTTTTGAGTTTCACTAGGCTCTAACATTTCGAGCATGTCTTGATACAAGTTGACCGCACGATCAAACTTATATTGGTCTGTAACAAATGAATTTAATCTGTCATTAAAATGTGTATCAACTTCATCGATCTTGTCTCTAAATTCTTGTGGAAAAATATAATAATCAATTTTTTCTGGACTTAATCTATTGAAACAAAGTAACTCTACAATGTCATCGAACTCAACTGATCCTTTAGCAATATTTGATACTAAATTCTCCTCTATCTTTTTCTTTTGTTGTCCAAACACCACCATTTGTTGAGTTACATAACTCAAAAAACCGGGCCATTTTGAAAAGACTTCATTGCTTGCACCAGACTGCAAATCTGTCATAAAAATATTACGCACAGCCCAAGAATCGGAATTCTTGAACTGCAATGCTGAATCAACATGAATACTCTTCTTAATAAAAGAACAAAGCAAGGCCTGACCATTCAACCCGTCTAGGACATCAAAATACTTCTGATCCTTGTCAATTAACTTCATATCCTCGTCCAGCAAACTATCTGGAGAGACATAAAGAACATCTGACAACAAATCATTTGTAACTTTGCCGTTACTATATTTAACGCATAGACATTTCTCGTATCCGTCTGAACTATTTGCAGTCAAATTGATTGTTTTGTTTAGTTCCTTCAAAGTCTTATGCAAATCTTCTTCGGTCTGATGAAGGCTGTCTTTGAAATACCTATCATCATACCCAGAGCTTTGCCTTAAATATTCACTAGTTGATTTAATTGGGTTATAAACAGACCATGGTGTATGGCTTACTTCCGTGTTCTTTCCGTAGAAGTAAGCATCATCATCTTCATACTCCCAACTGTCATCAAACAGATTAGTTTTGCTGCTCATAAATTCTCCTTATTATGAAAGTAGTCCGAATTTGCCAACAAGCAGGGTTCTCAAATTATTCCTCTCACTCGCAGCACCACCAGCCGAACTGAAGTGGTTCAAAAGAGTAAATTGCAAAGACTTCACCCCCTGCTTTTTGAAAGCTCTTGCAGCATTCTCAAGCATTCGTGTAGAAATAGGCTTGCTGTAACTATCAACTGAATCCATCTGTGATTTGATTCTTACTTGATTTGCAATATCAACAAGTTTTTCACAAACTGATTCCTCCAAACCAGTCTTTTTATGCAAAACCAGCTTTTCTTCAATTGATGGCAAAAATTTACACTCCATAACAAGACCAAATCTATCAGAGATTGCTTCATCAAGAGCAATCGTTCCGGTAAACTGACTGCCTTCGTTGATTGGAGCCCAGAATGTAACACCTTCAGCACAACTGATGTTCTTGCCAGCTTCCTCAAGATAAGTAGAGCGACGATGGTCAAGCAAAGGAATCAGCGTATTGATCACCAACGGAGACACACGGTTAAGCTCATCGAGAACAATAACACTATGTGCAGTTTCAACCATCTTAACAAAGAGACTCTCATGCCAGACAATTTCTTTAGTAACTGGATCAAATGTTCGATATCCGAACCAATCTCTAGGCTCTCGAACATTAGCACAGTCCATAATCAAACAAGGATAGTTATTTTTTGCAGCGTATTGTGTTGCAAAGCTGGTTTTGCCACAACCTGCTGGACCAACCAGTCTAATATTTAAATTGTTGACCCTGCTCATTGACTGCACAAGCCCAATAAAATTATTGCCCTCTTCTGTGATTGCAAAATACGGGTCAAGAGATGGAATCAACTTGGATGCCTGCTCATCATACTCTGGCTCAAAGTCACTTACATCCTCTGAGTCAAATTCTGCAACTTGTGGCACCACAGCAAAAGCTTTTTCAGCCGTCACCTTTCTAAAACGACTTTTGACAGTATTGAAATATGCATTTTCGATATCATAAGCGTAGTCTGGCATTTTTACCAGATCGGCATATCGTAGATTGTGATCATTTTTAAGCTTGGATTCGATGTACAAAGCTTCTGGTGACTTCCTTCTAGACATATTATCTCCTTTATAAAATGGACCTAAGATGATTGTAATATTGAGAAAAAATAGATTCGCCGGTTTTACTTGGGGTCGGTAGACTTCGCAAGTTCAACAGACATGCGGATCAGGAAGTTGGCAAAATCACGACTACCATCTGTTGCCTTGGTAATGTGATGCGCTACTTCCTCAACCATGGTATCCATCAAAGAGTTATTACTATTCTGCGAAATATCCTCATTGATGTAAATCGTTCCGTCGAGCCAGTAACCAAATGTCATGGAAGATGCTTCCGTCAGCTGACGAAAGCAACGAAGTTCAGGTTTTGGCCGATTGTAGGTCATATCAATGCTCTCCAGCTTTTCCCAGACCCAATTAAGGGCTTGGGTAACAGCCAAGGAAGGAGCAAAAATCTTGCGACCATTCAAATCATTAGCAGTCAAAACATCCACATCAGAAAGAATATTCATTTCTTTCAAAAACTTCTGAAATCCACTCTGTGCGTTTGATAGCACGATAGGTGTGTAGCCTTTTTCCTTGCAACGATCAGCAAGAGCACTAGTGGTGATGACTGCATTCTTACCACAAACTGCAAAGAAAGCATTTTGCCATATCTGCTGTTTCTTTTGTTTATCAGAAATGCAGTAAGTCAGCGCAAATCCATCTTGCTCCAGTTCCCAACAACTCTCATTCTTCACAAGCTTTTGAAACATCAAAGTAGGAACAGTTGGGTCTTCCGTTTGCGCCAAAGCTTGACCACACTCAAACTTAGCCTTCCAGTCATCGATAGTTCTGGATTCATCGATTGGCAAATCAGGGATGTTATAATCAAAAAGACTGGGAATATCAGAAGAAGTGAACTCCCGCACCCTCACACCACGGCGGTAGATTACGGCAGTAGACTTTTTGTTACCTGAACTATCAACGCAATTTCGATTCTTTTTGAAAAGCAACTTATTTTCCATGCTTTGTGGTTCACTAAAGTGAAGAAACCACTTGCCAATTTCTTGATGAAAACGCATGACATCCATGGTAGCTGGAACAAAAATGCGAGTTGTACCACCCTTGGCACGAACTTGATTCTCCTCCACCAACTCAACACTCATGGAGTCTGGAGACAATCCCTGCTCGTAGCAAGCATCGATTGCATTTGAAACAAACTCACGCAGAGCCAAAGAAAGCTCATTCCAATCTTTATTGCCATAAGAAAGAGTATGATCCAATTCACGATCTTGATTGATCGTCTTGTTATCTTCAGTTTGACCAGAAATCTTAACGCACAGTTGCTGGTGAACCGCTTCTCCAGAAACACCTTTAATCTTGAGAGGCTTAGTGTAAAAGGCCAGACGAACTTTACCGCAATATACAACAGGCATCAAACCCTGACGCAAGGCAAGAGAAATGCCATGCTTTGCACCAGAGCCAAATGTGCCAATAATATTCGGATCGGTATTTTCAGATTTAGAAGACGCACCAAAAATGGTGAAACCTTCAGTAGGACAAACGCCAACATTTTCAATCTTCAGATACTGCATTATATACTCCTTTAGTGATTACTGGTTAAGGAACAATACTAATCATTAGTTAAAAAAGATTCGCCAGAAATACCCTCAACAGGACTCGAACCTGTAACCTACAGCTTAGCATACCACTACGGTTTTCACCGCCCCATGTGGGTTCGTGGTCTGGACTGTGTCTTGACCTTCAGCATTATCTGTTCAGGTCCGTGCCGTTCAGTCTCTACACCTTCCCGTTTCCGGGCTTGGCTCGGCGTTACCAGTTAAGGATTCACCGAATTTGACACGATCCATTATAAGATTTCTCTTATAACGCTCCTTTTGAAGGCTGTTGCTCTTCCATTGAGCTATGAGGGCCTATCTCTTCTATTCTAGGTTTTCAATGTCCCTAGTCAACTTACAAATTGACTAGGGACTTGAAAACAGCATGCATATTGATTACTCAATATCGGACTTAATATCAGGATGGTTGGTCTTGATGTAGTCCTTGAACGCACGGGACATGATGGTAGTCAAAGTGCGCTCTTCACGCTTGGAAATAGTCCGAAGAGCATCGGCCAGAACAGGACTCATACGCAGCAAAATGCTGTTGCCATTGCTCTTGCGGTCTTCGGTGTTAGTTGCGGTAGCTTGCTTCTTATCAGACATCGCATCCTCCTTAAAAAAGTAAAAGAAACCGGGAGAATCGAAGTGATTCATTCCCTATGTGAACATGATACCAAACGCACGAAAAAAACACAACTCAAAATAAAAATATGCTTACTGATCCACAGGTTGATCAAGAGAATTCTTGCCCTTTCTCTTTACCCTTTCTTGACTTGCGACATTGAGTAAATCTCCCACTTGTACAGAATTGATGCAAGCCATAGCTTTATCGAGACGAGGTTTACACGGGAGAAGTAGCTTCACCATTTCAATATCATTTCGTTTGACTGCTTCCGTGAATACGCTCGTCACACCTCTGAATCCTGTTTTGACAATCGAACTTGCCAAATCTAATTTCTGCTTACTGGGCTTTCCCCATTTGTAGACACTATTGAAGTAATATTTCAAAACATCTTGTCTGAAAATATCTTTCAGATTATAATACTTAGATATAAAAACCAAATCTTCTTCTTTGAAGTTTGTATGCACACCTATGTTGGCATGCAGAAAATTCTTTAACCAATTGTCAGTTTCTTGAATTTTCTTTGCATCCTCAAATAGTTTCACAAAATAATGAAGCAAGTACTTTCTTTTAACAATTGCCAACAAAATAGCCTCACCGTGTGCGTTGAGACGCATTTTATGAATATCCAATTTGCTGATTACAAAACTTCGAAAATAGTCTGGTGTATCTGCAAATCCATCAAGAATTTTATTGAAAAAATCTTTGCAAAAATAAATCTCATCAGGCAAAATTTCTTGCATTTGCTTGTAATCATAACACTCAAATAAAATTGAAAAAATTTGTTCTTGCTCTCCCGTTGTCAAAAGGGAAAAGTCCTCTGCAAGAAATGTAGAAATGATATCTTTATCACCTAAAGTACAAAGAAATTGACTTTCATCTATTCTGTCCATACTGTTAAAAGCTTGAATTCTTTTGAGATACTTGTAAATATCTTTTCTATCTTTCATATCATATTCTTTATTTCTCATGATTGAGAAAATGAGTTGTCGATAATCCCCAGTATCGAGCAAATTTGATATTTCAGTATTAGTAAACATATTTCAGCCCTCCTGTCACTTTTTGCGTTGCAAATATTCAGCTAATTCATAGTTTTGCATTTGAACTGCTTTGAATATTGCAAAGTCTATGTTTTTTGCTCCCCTCCTGATAGCAAAATTAATTCCATCAGGCCAATTCAATTCTACTGACCGAATGAGCAAAGTGTCCACATTAGCAAATTCCATAAATGGTTCAATCTTCTTGTATTCACCAGTTTTCAGATATTCGGATATCGTCTTTTCAATACATTTTGTATCCGCACCTCTTGATGTGCAATACCGAATGAGTTTTTTTTGTCCAATGATGTCAAATTCATCATTTTCGTTTTTGATAGCGTACTCTAAAATTTTATCAAATTCGTTATTATCTAACAATTTATTGAGATTTGTCATATTGCCTCCTTACCATTGAAACATTTCTACCAAATACAAGTATTCATCCTGTCCAACGACAACTTTGTAACATTCTGTATAAGGGTTATAGCCTTCTATATGGCACACATGTTCAGTCTTTTCAGCAAACGAAAGGACTGCTTCCCAGTCTTCCACTTGATTAGAAAGAGGTTGATAAGAACCATTTTCAATCTTAACTCGAATGCAGTCCATTGCTCTTCTCCTTGTTGAATGAAAAGACTCTTTAAACAAGTCTTATCATAACAAGTTTCGCCATATTAATCAAATAAAAAACTAACCATTTTTTACCGCAGCAGTTCTGTTGTATCCAACAGAAACCTGTTTCCAAGTTGTTCCAGCAGCAACTGTTTGAATTGGAGATGAATAAAATTGCAGGGCAGCATTGGTTCCTATTTGGCCGGTTATGGTGGATGTGCCAAAAATAACATTTCTTCCCCAACACCAAAGACTTCCATCACTTTTTATGGCTCCTGTTGATTGTCCAAACCCTCCACAATCAACCTGTTTCCAACTTGTTCCGGCAGATACAGTTTGAACGGGAGATGAGCGGTTAGTAATAGTATTATCCCCTAATGATCCTGTAAGGTTATACCCCCACATCCAGAGGCTTCCGTCATTCTTGATTGCCCCCGTGTGGTTGCCACCACCCATCGAAACTTGTTTCCAGCTTGTCCCTCCTGTTATTGTTTGGATCGGAGATGACTTATCAACAATTGTGTTATCTCCTAAACCACCGAAGCTGTTGCCTCCCCAAGTCCAGAGAGTTCCATCCGTCTTAATTGCTGCCGTTGAAAATCCTCCGCAAGAAACATTTAGCCAATTAGTTCCACCAGCTACTGTTTGGACAGGAGAACTACGATGAGTTCTAGTATTATCTCCAAGCTGCCCTTGGTTGTTATACCCCCATAGCCAAAGCGTACCGTCTGTTTTTATGCAAGCAGTATGATATCCACCGCAAGATATTTTGTTCCAGTTTGTACCAGCTGCTACTGTTTGTACACCAGAGCTTCTTTTTGTTACTGTATTATCTCCAAGCTCTCCATCTGCATTATATCCCCACATCCAGAGCGTTCCATCTGTCTTTATAGCAGCACTATGGTAGTATCCAGCAGCACATGTTTTCCAAAATGTTCCAGATATAGCTGTAGTCACGGGAGAGGAATAATTAGTTACATTGTTAGTACCTAGTTGGCCGTGATTGTTATAGCCCCATACCCAGAGTGCATTGTCAGTTTTTATAGACAATGAATGATATGAGCCAAGATGAATTTCTTTCCAGTTTGTGCCAGCAGACACAGTCTGAACAGGAGAGCTTCTGCTGGTTACGGAGTTGTCCCCCAGTCCTCCTTGATAATTTCTTCCCCAAGACCAAAGAGTGCTTCCTACAAACTGGTCGAGAAGCCAAGCGTCAGTAATAAAAACTTTTTTAACATCACCGTCAGGTCTTGAAATAAATGGCATAGTGTATTTTCCTTGTATTATTATTTATTAGTATAATTACGAAAAAACGAGCAGCAACCTCCCACACTATGTGGCCCGCCTTCGTGAGGTTACTGCTCGTTATGTCAAATTTTAAAATAAATTAGTTGTAACGGCAGCATGCATACCACATGCCGTTAGCACCTTGTGCCACACCACTATCACGGAGAGGCCTTCTGCCATAATAACAGCAATTTTGGATTGCTGCTTGGGGTGAACCGCCCATTCCCACTCCCTCATAACCACCAGTTGGGTTGCCTAGGTGGGCCATACGAAGCAGTCGTGCCATTCGGTTAGCAACACCTTGCGCTGAATACAATTCACCGTTGTCATAATAGACTGTTCCTCCTGAATTGTTAGTGTTTTGGTTGCTGTAGTTGTTACTGCTGCCTCTCTTGAAAAGCCCGAAAGGGCCTGCAAAAGACTCGGTGGCCAGAGACATGATTGCCAGAGCAGCAAAAGCAAAACGCAACATTATTGTACTTCCTCCGTGATTCGAATCAGATGGCGCACTCTGACTCGCTTGATTAACCCTGCGCCGGGACAACTGCATGCTACCAACAGATTTTAAAAATGCAACTAAAATTCTTCTTCAATATTTTGTGGTTTGGTAAGCCATTTAATATAAGCTGAGTTGGCAATCTTTTTACCCATAGAGTTCCACCATATGTCTGCTTTGTTGCAGAATTCTATTATTTCCTCAAGATAGAGTATTGGCAGAGAACAACTTTCAAATTCCTGTAATTCATTGTCAACACGACATCCTTCTACCAAAACATCACCGAAAACAGCTATATCACGAAAAAACTGATTGGTCACTCTGCAAAAACTATTTGCAATACAAGTTCCACGAATATTCAAAGGAAGTTTATTAGACTTTGCGTCTTTATTTACAACAATCAAAAAAGGATTGTCTTCGGCAACAGACACATGGCTTATTGGCCCGCCTACCATTTTTTGCTTTTCTTCTATATCATCATTTATCTCTATTAATTTTATTTCTCCTTCACATGGAATAAGCAAGGCACATATTTTTTTCATTTTTGCTTCCTTGAGTAAAGTTTCTATATTAACAAATTCTAGTCTTCGAGTAATTTCTTACAAACCCAAAAATATAGTAGAGGAAACACCACTACAGATAAAATAAGTAAAATGCTGAAAATCATTTCCTCAAAACGAGTCACAAGCTTCTCCGCAGTAATCCAAACCCTCTACTCTTATATTTATAATACGAAAAATAGGATTCATCATGTTCAAGCCGGGACCATTATACGAGAGACGAAAACAAATAGTACAACAACTAAAACAAATTCCCCTTGAGACTGGTGATATAGTTTATAATGCATCTGATGTCACAGGTCCATTAGGAATACCTTTTGGCAAACTGATCCAAACTTTTACCAAATCATTATACTCTCACGCCACTCTCATCCTTGTAGAGAATGGTGAAACATACGCAATAGATGTGTCAGATTGGGGAACAAGAAAACTCAGAGTAATAGACTGGTTTGACAACTGGTATATGACAGATTTTTGTGTCTACAGATTGCAGAATAAAACTAAAGATATTGAAAATTGCATCGAAAATCAAATCAAAGGTTTTTTAGAACTTGATCCAAGCTATGATTTCAACTTCAACGATCCCATGTCATTCTACTGCACCGAAGCCGTTAAAATGATGTACGGTAACTGTGGTTTGGATTTGGGTGGAGCTTACTTAGTAAAAGATATTGTTCCGAAATGGTTCTATCCATTCATATTAATTGGCAACTATTTCACTAAATTTTTGACAAATTCTTCCCTGCCAACAAACATTCCCATCAGCGTGGTGGGCAACGAGAAAAAAGGTATGATGGCTAGCGAGTTGACATACAGAATATTTGAGTATGATAAAGCAACTGATACAACCTTAAGATTCCTTTAATAAAACATACATATATTAACTATCTTTTAGAAGGTGTTAATATGAAATCGTTTCATGAGTACTGCGAAGAAAAAGGTTATGTATTAGAAGAAAAACAATGGATTGCTGGTGCAATTAAGCATCCCGGTCGTTGTGCAGACATGGGCAGCAAAAAGTGCCCAGAGGGTAGCCCACAGTACAAACTTGCCAAAAGACTAAAGCCCGGAGGCGATCTTTATAAAGGCAAAAAGAAAAAGAATAAATAAACCTTAAAAAGTATATAATTATTATGGAAAATATTATTAAATCAGCTAATTCTGTTAAACAAAATCCATTCATTCTTGAAAATGGGGAATATTTTCCATATTTAACTTTCAAAGAATTTATAAAGACTTGCGAACAGGATCGTTTAGATGAAATCCAATTCCTGAAAAACGCTTGGGACAAGCTCAAAGGTGGATTCAAATCAGCTTTCGGTTCTTGGGATCAAAAACAAGAACCTGAACAGCAACAACCGGCTCAAGGAGCACAAAAACCAACCGACCCTTTCGCTGCTCAAAGTATTTCTACTACCGATATATCAAAAATAAATTTAGAAGCACCACCCAAAGATGCAAACCCTGACGCAGTCACAGAAAAATATCAAGGACTTTGGGATAAGGTAAAATCTTTTGCCGTCAAGATGAAGGATGTGATACTTGCAGCTTCACGCATGACAGGCATAAGCGCACCATTAGCCATAGCAATTATATTTGCTGGCTGGTACGGAGGCATGGCTGCAATTCCGGCAGCTGTGATTCTTTATTTCACCAGAAAAATATTGATGACACCAATCTTGGGTTTTGCCGGGAAAGTGTATGATACGGCTGTTGATACGGCAAGAAATGTTATCAGAGGGCCTAAAGTTCAAAAAGAAAGCTTTTCACTCATCAATGAGTGGACATTCACCAACGACTTCAGAAACTATAGCTTATATAAATTTCTTAAAAATGAAGGTGATATTGATGTGAGCTACAAGGAGTGGCTTGCAAATCCAAATTATGAACTACTAACTGAAGGAAGAGTTAGCGATTACTTGCTGAACCTTATCGGCAGAGGCGCTGGTCATGTTGCCGGATTCGTGTCATCAGCTGTGAAAAAGACTGCAAAATTCCTTTACAACGGTATTGCATCGGCTCTTCAATGGGTTTGGAAATGGAAAGTGCCTATCGGCAAATTCCTCTTTTTAATGGCAATCGGTGTGCTTGTTGGTGGGACTATTACCAAACTGACCGCACCTATCGTAAACGATGCTGTTTCTTCAGTAAAAACAGCTATAGGCATGGGCGCTAAAGTACCTCCAGCTGAAGTAGCAGAACTAAATCAAATTGCTAAATCTTATGGTGGTCAAGCACCTTCTACTCCCGAAGATGTTGCTGCTGATCCCAATGCTGGAATGCCACCTGAAAATTGGGCTAATCCTGATTCTACAGATGCAGTAGGCGTTGCTCAAAGAGCCGTTGATGCGAAGCAGGCCCTAGCGCAAGGCAAAGACATTGTAGACAGTCTTGTAACAAAGTGGGGAATTATAAAACAGAGATTAGTCGATGTCATGAGAGATATGCAAAATCCAGATAAAGATGCTGTTGCTGTCATGAATGCTGCTCAAACTAAGGCAGAATTCAGCGCAGCCTATGAAAAAGCATCCTCACTAGGATCGAGTTACTTCAAAAGGTTTACGGATGCCTTAGAGCGCTTTTCACAAAAGACGGGCAAGCCAATACCAGACATTGATGTATCTTCAATGGCACCAGACGATTCTGCTGTTGACCAATTTGGCAACATAGTTCAAAGCAAGGCCGATGCTGGGCAAGCAGCAAGCGATGCGGTAGCATCTGATATTGATCCAAGTATGATGGCTCCAGATGACTCCGCTGTTGATCAATTTGGAAATGTGATACAGAGCAAAGCAGAAGTAAAATCTATAATAGACACAGTTAAAAATAGTGCTTTATACAAAAATGCCGAGTCCTTACTCAGGCAAAAACTCGGCTCTGCCAGTATGAAAGATATTGATGCTTCTATGGCAAATATTGATAATTACAACAACATAATACTTAACAAACACAACATGTTTTCTTATATTGAAAAAACCCTCAATAAAACAGGCCTTAATTTGAGAAGTTGGTTGCCAGATGTCATCAAAAACAAAGGTGTCGATGAATCTTTTGCAGACTTTTTGAAGGACACAGGAACAGAAGTCAAATTTGATTCCCCTGAATATCAAACTTTGAAAACTTATTGGAATGAAGTATTAGAAAAAGTTGGAAGAGAAGGGATTGCTGGCCCCAAATCTAATTTAGAAAAGATTGGAGAACTGTTTTCGAAACAAGCTGACAGACTCAGAGACAGAAAATTTGAATTAGAACAGTTTATGCGAGGCGGTAAACGATAATGAATGACATAACTTTTGCAAAATTCGTTGATTTATGTGAGCAAGATAGGCTTGATGAAATTCAATTTATTAAGGACATGTGGAAACACGCCAAGCGTGGTTATCAATCTGGCTACACATACTGGAATCCAACCGAGACTGAAGAAGATAAAGCATTAAGAGCGGACGGTAAAAACCCAACATGGGAAAAATTTAAAAACGCAGTCATGCCAGCCATAGAAAAAACAAAACAATTCGTCAACAAGGCCCAAGAGGTTACTGGCGTTTCTGCACCTTTAGCTGCTGCTCTGTTGGCAGCTGGTGTGACTGGCGGGGCGGGAGCCATCCCGATGGCAGCTTTTTTGTACTTTACCAGAAAAATCTTTGTTACCCCTGTCTTGGGTGTAGCTGGAAAAGGCTTTGATAAAGTATTTGGCACAGATGAGGACAGACGCAAAAAAGAAGCAGAGGCACAAGCAGCAGCACAAGCAGCAAAAGATGCTATTAAGCCCGCAGAGGACATTCCTATAATCCGAAGAAAAAAAAAGAAAAAGAAAAAAAAATTGGTCACGGCTACAGAATGGGTTTTCTGTTCTGATTACAATAATTACTTGCTCTACAAAGAAATCAAAACTCTTGGCTACATCAACAATATTTCTTTCAAAGAATGGATTTCAAATCCAAATTATGAATTACTAAATGAAGGCAAAATTCTAAATTGGATCGGTAGAAAAATTGGCCAAGGGGTTGGTTTCGTAAGTGGATTCTTTGATAATATTCAGAATAAGATCGAAGCCGTTGTCGAAGGAAGTCTCCAAGCTTTAGGAAACTTTGCCAAAAATAATCGTATAGGAATTATGAAGGCAGCTTTCCTCATGGCTCTTGGTGTTGCAATCGGCCACGGAGTAACAAAACTTACTAATCATGTTATTCAGCAAGTACAAGATTCAGCACACCATGCTGTTACTGGACAAGCCCAATCAACCGAAACGCCTGCAAGTACAACCACAGCACCAACCTCACTTACAGCAAACGCCGATCAGGAATTCCTGAGAATGAAGCAAGAAATATTAAGTAATAAAAACTTGTCACCCTATGAAATGAAGCTTCAAATACAAAAGGCATTTATGGACACGCACAAGGATGTTGGAATTTATAAAAACTATGATATTTTAAGAGCTAAGGCAGAGAATGAAGCAATCTTATCCAATAACGCAGCAAGCACACCTGCCAACATGGGTACTAATCATCTAGATTTGTTGAAACAAGCTGATAAAGAATTTATCAATATGAAACAACAGATACTATCTGATCCCAACTTGTCAGCACACGAAACCCATGCAGCCCTCAAACAAGCTTACATAGATACACATAAGGATGTGTATAACAGTCCAGTAAGTAAAAAAATAAATTTTGTGTCAAACCATGCTGATCGTTTAGCAAATGATGCCGTGCTCAAAAAATTTGGAAGCCTTCCACCAGTAAGTAAAGCAGCAGCGGAACTTGGTCTTATTAGATCAAAACCGTTGCTGCCAGATTAATTTTATCTTAGTTCTTGCCAGCTGATAACGGCTCCAACGCTAGCTGCTCTTGGAGGGTCTTGAGTATCGCAGCTTGTAACAACAACTGAAATTACATCTGCATCTGTCCCAGCGTAATTGACGGTTAAGGGAACTTTGACAACCCTCTGGGTTATGCCACCAGTCGCATTAGCGCCCGGACCACCAGCAACCGCATAACCAGCTGCGATAACGATGCCTCCAGTAATAGCATTTGCAGCTGTATCATAACTCATTCCACTATATGTCGTATTAACATTGTTAAAAGAAGCATTAGTCAAAGTTCCATTATAAACAATTTCATAGTAAGAAGTATATGTTCCACTTGTAACTTCTACACCAGTAATATCAAATTCCATCCTATTTGTAATGCTATTAAATGTGGTTCTGGGTTTAATGCTTAAAACAGGCCTTCTTGTTTGTACAGATGTAAAAGTCGAACCTTTTCCAACTGCAAATGGATAGCCGACTTTATCATATCCCCCTTCAGAAACAACAGCACCGCAAATGCATTTCATAGTTGCAGCAGCACCGTTCGCTGTATTTTCTATCTCGTATCTTAGAGGCAGATTGGCAGTTGTCGTGTAAGCAGCAGTAACAACATTTGCATTATTGACTTCATGGCAATAATAGATTAAGCCGTTGACTACAAAACCGTACCTAACCCTACCAACACCAAGCCATTCTAAATCAATTAAAAATATTTGTGCTTTGGTAAAATCTAAATCGATCCCACTCGCACCAGAACCATCCATCTTATCGATGTTCCATGCAGATTGATCAACTCCTTGATCGCTTGAATTAGTTCTGATTACAACTTTAACTCCAGTATTTCCTCCAGATGCTGGGATTTGCTCAAAAAACATACCACCAGCATCATCGAAATAGCCGATCCTTCTACGAACTCCTGAAGCAGATGCCCCTAATACACCTGTGACTAGTATGAGATGTGACTTTCCGGGCTGATATCTAAAATATTGTTTTGTTTGTCTAATTGCTTTATCGTTGAGCGTACCCCCTACCGATAACTGCACAGTTGATTCTAATGCTATATGAGATGACCCACCACCTCCTGTAGTTACAGTATTATAAACTAATGGCTGTGCATCATATTGGTTCTGGTTCTCAAAAACATATGAAGGATTACTAACTCTAAGCCTGCCGAATGCATCTATTGCGGGAGAGTCTCCAAGGGTGATTGCAAGATTATTACCTCCGGTTGTACCGACTGGCAGGGGGTTACTTTCACTCACATCAACAGCAGTATTTTCACCACCATACTGAAGTTTGACCTTAAGATGTTTTACATTGCCTATTTCATCAGCAGCTAAAACTTTGTCATGATCTGTGAGACGGACATTATCAGACATTGGCATACCTCATATTAATTATTGATATATAGTGTCTATTAGTTCTGTATTTTCAATCTATGATACTTCTCTTTAGGGTCTTGTAGAATGTTTATTAAGGAATACTCGGAAAGCCCAGTAGCTTCTGAAATACATTTTAAATCAGCTGACGGATCGATTACAAAACCGCCTCTATCTGTTTCCATCCAAAAAACTCGCTCCTTAGTCTTGAAAATAGGCCCGTAATAAAAAGCTACACTTTTATTGATATTGTGGTTGTCGTATAATTTCCAAGCAGAACCTAAATCAACATCAACTGTAATATCCCCTCTTTTCAAGGTGCGTGTCATTTGTCCTCCATAAAAAAATAAAGCCGAAGTCATCCTTCGGCTTTATTGTACAAATAATTGCTTTTCGGTCAATCAAATATATCACGGAAGAGAGATGCCTTGGGGCAGTCTTCCGGGTTTTTCTTGGCACGGTCCACAGCCCTTTTTACCTCTGAATCAGTAAACAGCAAGTGGACCTCCTTTCCATCTTCAAGTTGAATACGAACATGATTATATTTTGCAGCTGCTGCTGGATGCTTCAATTGATTTACAACTGATTGCATGTCAGCAATTCTCTTAGCCTTGATTGTCGTACCTTTCAATCCCTTCGCCATTTTGTGCCCCTTTCTTGAATTTTGAGCCTGCTAGAAATAAAATAGTAAATCGTCTGGAGAATTAATGGTGACAACATATTTTAGGAATGGAATCATCTCAGGCAAATTCAATCGTGAAAGAAACGATGTTTTTGATGAAAAAGGCAAAAGATTTGCAACACTTTATTTTTCCAGCCAAGGGGCTAAAGTAGAGTGCAATGATTTAGATGAGTTGGGGAGAAGATTATTTCAGCAACCAGACTTGCGAGTATATTTTTCTGATAGAGATATGACTGTATTTGTTGAAGCAGAAATAAAAAGCGATAAACATTGGCACTACATTTATGAAGGAATAGATGTACCAGCTAGAAAATATAAGTATGCGAAGATAACTAGCGGTAAAGGCTTTTACTTCATGGGGAAAGAAGACTTATCCGAATTCTTATTGATTCCTATGAAATACGCTTCAATGGCCATGGAATCTTGTGGTGAGGAATACATGGGCCATCGTAGCGTACCAGCAAGTGCTAACTTCGTGATGCCAGAGCATGGTTGTCACAGAGTAAGAAAATTCTGCTGCTCTGGTATCAACAAAGGTAGTGCAATCGAAGATTTTGTTAGAATTCCCTACGAAAATGTGTTGCACTATGTCAGGGACAACAACAAATTTGTAAGAAAAATCTAAAAATCATTAAGTTTCAAATTCTTCAAAGATTCATCGTCCCAAAAATCTGGAATTCTATCTTCCACTCCGAAAGCAAAATTCATAGCATCCCAATCATTGACGCTATAGACCAGACATACGCCATAAAATGTTACTCCACTTTTTTTATACTTTCTGATGACAAATTTTGTGTTTTCAACTTGACCAAAAGTTCTTATCAATTGCTGCTTAAAAGCTTTAACCTCCAGCTTTGCCTTTTCTAGATAGTCACATTTTTTTATGTCAAGAGACATCTCTTTGTAGGGTTTCGAACCAAATTCCAACTCATCAAAAATTGCGCTGCTTGCACTCATATTGTTCCTCCTAGTTTTTAATGTTCTCTGAGACAATATACCGGGAAAAAATATTTGCGACTACAGAGGACTAAATAAAAAATTAGGGGGCAAAAATGATAGAAAAAATTAAAATGTTAATACTTAACTTTTTAAATGCTATAAAAAAATCTATCAGTCCATCTAAAGAAATAATACCAAATCCAGATAACAAATCAAGCAGCATTTACATCGAGAAATCTCTAAACATATTCAGAAATAAGAATAGTTTAATACCATTTATACACAACAGCAGCCTTGAAAAAATTGCTACTGAATATTCTTTTGAGATGGCCAAGTCTAATCGTATCATGTATGATATGAAAGGATTGCAGTTGAGTTATAGACTGCATAAAAACAACATTTTTTGCAAGAATATGTACCTAATTCCAGCACATTCTTATCATGAATGTAATACTGAAAACTTAATACGAAACATTCTTTCTGATACGATTGGAAGGAATACGCTACTAAGTGATAACTTTTATTATATTGGTGTTGCGGTTTTTAACAATTACTGTACTGTTATTTTAACTAGTAAGTTTTGAAAAATGATTGTTTTCTGCATAAATAATGTTGCCTAATGGCATGCATGTCTTTATACAAGGAGATATTTAATGGCTAATTATTTACTAAAATTGACCCCTAGCCTAGTCAACCTAGGAACAGAGGGCTCACTAGACACAAGCGTCAGCAACGGTGTTTCCGCTCAGCGCACAGGTTATATCGAAGTTGTAAATACTTCTGACCTACAACAACGCATGGTTTGGGAACTCAATGACGGCGCAACTTTCAACGATGGTTTCCAAACACTCACCGACATTTCAAATGGTGCAGGTGGTGTATTCATCGTAACCCCCTGATTGCTAAGGGCACAATCTAAAAAAGGGGAAGGACTACTGTCCTTCCCCTTTTTTTATTAATACGACTCAATCTTTTTGCGTATTTTACTCAAAAGCTTATTTATGAATTTGACATATCTGACATCATCTGATTTTTTTGTGACTTTAGATATTCTGTCACTTAACGCAAAGTTCAACTCTTCGAGTTCTTGATAATTAAACTTTGAAATTACTTTTCTATTCATGATAACTTTGAAAAGTTTTTCATGACCATTTTTGGAATTATTCATGTATTGCCTCCAGTTGGGAAAGCAATCATAAAAGAAAAATCAATATTTACAACAAAAAAATTAATTTAATTTGTCGTAAATCATATTTTCGTTATCGAAATAATTACGAATTCTGAACGGGTTGGTTTCTTTTACTGATTTCTCAACGAATACTTGTTGAATTCCATTATTGTGGAAAAACTGAAAAGCATCAACATAATCATCAGATGTAATATCAACCTCTGAAAAATAGAGGTGCCTAAACCTGTCTTTTTCCTTCATGTTTTTGATGCCCGGAGACGAATACATGTAAGATTCAGGAGTGGGGTGATATCCCGGCAATAATGCTGTGATGATGGTTGCAATATTATCTTTGAAGTCCATGGGTGAAGAGAAGCATTTCACATACACATCTCGTTTTTCGGTATTAGGAATAACATTGCCATGAATCGACTTCAACTCAGGCTCTTTCTCTACAATATTTTTCACAACTGGTAAAAGTTTGCTAAATACTGGGAAATAAAATTGAATGAATCTCCGACCTCCAGCATGAAATGCTAGATTGTATTTCAAATTATTAAAGAATTCATAAAGTAAGATGAAACTACAATATGAACTTTTACCCCTATTCGAAAATCTTTGAATAATCCGGCTCATGGCATGATGAGTGAAAACCATATCGTACTCTTTACTGTGCCATTTGATTTTATTGGGTATCATATACTGATAGCATGTACTACCATCAGACTCTATTTTATTAATCCTTTGAAATACAAAACAAATTTTATTGTCAACAAAGCACAGTCTGAAACCTTGATTTGGCCAATACTTGAAAAGACCATCCTTGCCTTTAGAAAAAAGTATATTATCTCCAATAGCAAGTAGCAACTTTTCATGCTGGCTTGCGAAATTGGATGCCCTTTTATTGAATTCAACAACTTCAGGCTCCTCACTCATTAAGAATTGAGTGCCCTTTTTTACATCCATTCGGGAAATTTTATGAGCAAATTCCTCTATCCCAGCTGCCATGAAAAAAGCTGGCTTGAACCCAAACTTGACAATATTCTTCAAGAATTCGTGATATATGTCATCATGTGCATCATGGAATTTGAAGGTCTGAAAGTTGATATCTTTTACAGCTTTTTTAACAATATCTACATAGTCTCTATCACAGATATGTTCGTTTACAAATGAAAATTGAGGATATAAACCTCTAACTGATTCAAAGTGCTTTTGTTTACGAAGCCTTTCTTCTCTTTCTTTCTTTTTTTGAATTTTGTTGCGATTCATGGTGATTCCTCCTTGTACAATCCTCCATTTACATCCTTATCTTATACGGGACACAATAAAAAACGACAACCATAAATTTGCTACAAATGGTTTTACCGTTAAAATGTAACAAAGAGGAAAAATATGATAAATATTAAGCTTACCAAGGATATGGTTCTTCGTGCCTACAAGGATTCCATATCTTTGGGAGAATGCAAAAACTCTATCCTAAGAGGTAAAGGCAACTTTACAGGCTTTGTTGGAGAAGAGGCAGTAAAATCGTATCTCAAAATCGAATCTCAAAGAAATAACACATACAACTATGACATAACATACAATAGTATATCTTTAGATGTAAAAGCCAAGAAAACATCTGTCATTCCACAGTCATACCATGAAGCAAGTATTGCCAATTTCAATACTAAACAAAATTGTAAATATTATGTTTTTACAAGAGTACTTTGGCCACAAGATATGTTGCTTCCTATTTCTGTTTATATTATGGGATACTACGACAAAAAAGAATATATGAAAGAAGCGAGATTCTTGAAAAAGGGACAAGTTGATGGCAGCAATAATTTCGTAGTAAAAGCAGATTGCTGGAATATGCTTTATAGTGATCTCCTCGATTTTTCTCAATTTAAAGAAAAATATCAACCTTTACTCATTTAAAATTATGAACCCAGAACTTTTACTATCTGACAAGTTTGTTGAATTTTCCCAAAAAATTTCACAACTTCATGAGGCTAAGAAAAAAGCCAGCGCAGAACTCAAAAAACTTTTGGAGGATCACAAACTCCAGATGAAAAAAATTGATGACGAAGCCCTTGCTCTTTCTGCTGCCTTTGAAGCTTGGCAAAAAGAAAATTCAAAACCCAAATAAAGTCATGTAATTATTTGACTTTCGTAAACACATTTCCTAATGTGTCTTGAAATATTTTGGGCAGCAGAGATTGGGTGATGGTAGTTAAATGTTTAGAATGCAACTCATACTCTGTATTTCATGCATGGATTGGTGTAAAAAGTAGAGTGACCAAAGGCTGCTGCTGTCCAAATCAAGTCTGGATTGACAGCAAAGAAAATATCCGAGCAGAAAACTTCGACAAAATTGAAATTTGGCATGGCGTTGAACAGAAGTTTATTCCATACCAGAGGTTCATGAGCCTATGTTCTTCCCAGAAAGCAAATCATTCAGATTTGAAAGAAGATATTCTGGCACACGGTTAGCAAGATATAAATACTCATATGGTTTTAAATTCCATAGTAGTTTTTCAATAGCTTTTTTTGAAAGAACTGGCAGCGTCCTATTCTCACAGTTTAATTCTCGTTCTTTTGCTTTTGGAAATTGAAAATGTTGTTTAAAGTTGGCCAACGAAGTGATGTTTGCCAATTCCAAAATAATTGGAATCGGTCTGATTGTTGGACAGAAAGAGATTTTATATTAGAATCAGAGTGTTTTTCTAACAAATACTTTTTCAGCAGACATTTTACTTGGGGAGATGAGTTCAATTTAAATAGCAGCTGGGGACATTGGTCTGGCAACATTTAGGAGATCACCATGATTAATACTCTTTCTTTTCTCGTCGCTGTATCTGTACTAGTGGGTATGATATATATAGTTGCAGAGAAAGTGAGAGAGTGATGTCAGAAATTCCATTTTCAGTATATGGTTTTACAACTAACAAGCCTCCAGTATTAAATACAAGTTGGAATGAACAAAAAAGAACTGTTGATCTAAGTCACAAAAGTTATGTTTTTATTACTTCTCTGTATTCATCACCATGGAGACAAAGAGAAAGGTTTCCAAACGCTGATCGATCCACTATACTTTACTATTGGTCAAAGTATGGTGATAAAAGAGTCAAAAGAAGTTTGAACTGGACAACCGAACCGAGATCATGGTGGCCTTCAGGCATAACTGAATCAAAGGTTTTCAACGAAAGTCATGTTAAAGGTTTTAAATTTTAATTGTGATGTTTTTTCAGCAGGTAACGCTTGCTCATTCAAAGACATAAATAATAGTGAACTTTATAGAGCACTTAGCTTTGACGGCAGAACTCAAAGCCAATTATTCAGTCATCCGTTTATTTATGACAGTCATTGCTTCAATATGTTGTGGAGAAGCCCGTGATTTTCAATTACACATGCAGACACACTTATTCTGTATTCGCCCGAAATCAAAGATTCGGTGTGACATTCAGACCTAATGAATATTGTTGTTTGGCTTTTGGAAGTAGATTCAATAGAGTTAGTAGAAATACAGGGCAAGCTTGGAGTGAAGTGTTTGGTGCTTGCGAATCTACAGTATGGAAAGAATTTTCATTTGAAGAACAGCACAGTTGGAGCGATTGGGTATGAGGTTGTTACATGCAGAATCATGCTGCTGGATATTGCATCAAAAAGCAAGTTCCAATATAGCTTGTTTCTTCCATCATTTTATGCCGTATTCATATCTTTGGAAAAGTTTTTCAGCCAGAAATACTAATCTACGACTTCAACAATCTAAAAATTTTGGATTTTATTCCAGCGATTGGGTTTGATTCAGTAATTTTTTATAGTATTATGCCTAAGTGTTTTTTAAAAGGAGTTTCTATGCCGTATCCAACGAAATGTGACCGTTGTCGTCAATCTATGTCTGACAATGTCTAGTTATTGGGATGGATTTTGGACAGGTGTAGCTGTGACATTTGTTATGTCACAGCTTTATTTCTTGTGTTGTGACATTAGTTGTGGAAAAATTAAAAGAAGGGAGAAGTAATGCCATATAAAAGTAGAATCAGAAGAGAAGAAGCAAGGTTAGCATGGCGAATTAAGAATAAAGAAAAACTTCGTGAACAAAGAAAAATATGGGAAGCAAATAATCAAGACAAAATTAGACAGTATAGAGAGAAAAGGAAACATAAAAATGCTCTCCAGAAATAACCACGATAAGTCTACAAATTTTTAGATCATAAAAAAATTATTTTTTTTGTGGATATTTCAACTTTTTTATAAACCAAAAAGCTGCTTTAGATTCAAGCCTTAGTCTGTTCTCATTTGCAAATCTGTCTACGGCACTTTTTACACCTGCACACCAATCATAATCATGACCAAAAACAATTCCTTTTTCTACCATATCAAATGAGTACTTCAAGTCTGCGTAAACATCTTCCTCTTCATGAGATGCATCTATGTAAACAAGCTCTGGCTTTATCGCATGGTGTTTCAATATTTTTAAGCCTGTAATTGATGTATTTGTTATTGGAATAATCGTATCTTGTAAATTATTGTGAACAACATTACTCAAGAACTGATAATATATTTGAGGATAACCATTTTTAAGATGGAGATTTCTTTCTGGAGTATCCTTGTGTGTTGTCCAAAATTCTGTCGCTCCTAACCATGTGTCAATGGCATATATCTTGGTATGTTTCAATCCTAGTTTTTTTAAAATTTTGCCCATGTTAATAGTTGATTGGCCTTTCCAAGAACCTATTTCTACTACAACTGAAGGCAAAGACATAGATATCATTTCTTCAAAAATAGAATCATTTCCTCCCCAGCCATCTGTATCTTCAGGCCACAACTCTAAATTTTCATATATTTTTTGGTTTATTTCATTCATATTATTCCTTACGACATACCAACTACTATGGCAAAATTTTATTG